GTTATTAAGATACAAAGTATTAATAATTCTACTTATAGCGATAGCTGTTATTGCTGGTATATTCTTTTTGAAACGCGAACGTGATTTAACAATTGTTTCTTTATCAGCAAGGGCCAGTTATCTTAATACAGAACAATCATTAGCATTAGTGGCCGCGCCTAATTTGGAAAAAATGATTTTGGCGGCAGAGAAAGAAGAAATGTGTTTAGTTGTAACGTCCGGGTATAGATCAAAGAAAGAACAACAGATAGTATGGGACGAAGCAGAAGACAAGTCTTTAGTAGCTTATCCGGGTAAATCAGAACATCAAACAGGATTAGCAGTGGATCTGGCTGGCTGTCCGATGATTGATGGGATAAGAAATGACGCCGGGGAAAGATTAGAGTTAAAACAGCCATTCGAAGCATTATCAGAATATCAATGGTTATTACAAAATGCTTCTCTTTATGGATTCAAGCAAAGTTATACAGAAGGCAATAGTGAGGAACTAGGATTCCCGGCCGAGCCGTGGCATTGGAAATTTAATTATTAGTCTTATGGTCAAGAAAAAGATAGTAAAGAAAAAAAAGGTAAAGAGAATAAAGAGAGTAAAGACAGAGAATAAGAAAGGTGCTTTTGTATTTACCGGGAAAGATAAAAAGAAGTATCGTTTAACAGTAAGAGAAAAGTTATTCTGTGAGTTATTTCTTGACTTGCAGGGGAATGGAACGCAAGCGGCGGAATCAGCCTATAATTGTAAGAAGATTGGAACAGCAACGAGTATAGCTTATGACAACTTGACAAAGGTTCATATAATGGCTTATATCAACAAGAGATTGGACGAGCGAGGATTTAATGATGACAACGTTGAGAAGCAACACCTTTTTGTTTTAAATCAGTTTGGCGATCTAAGCGCGAAGAATAAAGCGATTGATATGTTTTATAAGTTGAAGGGTAATTACTCCCCGGAGAAGATCCAGATTCTCAAGCGTAAATATCAGGGCCTGTCTAACGCCGAGTTAGCAGAGCGGATCAAGAAAGCTAAAGACTTCTTATTAAAGAGATAACATTATGGAGATAATCAAGGTACAATATAAGTTATCTAAGCCAGTTAAGTCGTATAGGGAGATCAAGAAGGAAGCAGAGTTATTAAAGCGCTTTATTGTCCGGGGGGCATTAAAGGGATATTATAATAAAGCTTTTGCGATTTGCCATTGTCTAGTGAGTGAAACGCCAATGGCTTTCTTCGTGGTTTCTCCTGATGTGATGGTAGAAAAGATGTTTGTTAAGAATGTTATTATCAATCCGGAGATCATAGAAGCGTTAGATAAGGCGAGAATTGATAGCGGCCCGGGGGCCGAAGAAGGGATAACGATTCCTAATTTCATTGATTTTCAAGAGCCGTGCTTGTTATTTCCTTTTAGGAAGCCGAAAAAAGTAACGCGCTATAACAAGATCAAGGTTAAGTATCAAGTACGCGGATTATTTGGCCTGAAAACGATTGAGGCTGATCTGGGAGGGATAGCGTCAGAGATATTTCAACACGAATGCGAACATATACAGGGAAAGAATATTTACTTCGAGAGCGAAGAACCGGTTAAGTGGTGGGAATTGATCGGCCAACCAAAATCTAAGGGAGGAACGTCTTTAGATGATCCGGAAAAATTAGGTCTTAAACGATCAAAAGAAAAGGTAGTTTAATGAGCAAGCCAAGCAAAAAAGAAGTTGCCGAGTTAATGGGAGAGAAAACAATAGAAGGATTGCGCGCATTGCGCGAGGAAGAAGCATTTAGGATTGAGAACGAGAAGTTTAAGTTTTATGAACCGAATGGCAAGGCAGAGCAGTTTATCCGGGCGGTGGGCCAAGATAATTTTATTGTGTTATTCTCGGCCGCCAATGGTGTTGGCAAGACAGCCGCTGGTGCGAACATCGTGGCTCATATTCTCTGGGGCAAGGATAGCAATAATAAGTATTTTGATTATCCGCTTTTCAAGAATTGGCCATATCCTAAGCGTGGTAGGATAGCTAGTGATCCGGAAAATCTGAAGATCAATCTAATTCCTACTCTTGAGGAGTGGTTTCCGGAGGGCCGATATAAGACTAAGAAAGGTGGCAAACAATACGAGAGTGTCTGGACGACTGATAACGGTTGGGAGTTTGATATTATGTCTTATGAGCAGAAGACTAAAGAATTTGAGAGCGCAACGCTTGGTTGGGCGTGGTTCGATGAGCCACCGACAGAAGCAATTTTTAAAGCCACTGTTGCTCGTATGAGGAAAGGGGGTGTTATCTTTATCTCGGAAACGCCACTATACGCCGCTTGGCTTTATGATCATATTGTTGCTAACCCGGATAAAGATCTGGCCGCGAAGGGACAGCGTGTCTATATTGAGGCAGAGATTAAAGACGCTTGTAAGCAACACGGTATTCGAGGACACTTGGAACACGATCATATCCAAAGAATGATCGCCGAGTATTCGGAAGATGAAAAGCAAGCGCGTATCTATGGGAAGTTTCAGCATTTGATTGGATTGAGGTTTAAGGCATTTAGCCGGGAGATCCACGTTCTCAAGCCATTTGAGATTGATTATAATAATTATACTGTTTATCAGGCACTTGATCCGCACCCTCGTACTCCGGATATGGTAAATTGGTTGGCCGTTAATCGTAAGGGCCAGAAGTTTATTGTTGATGAATTATGGTTGAAGTGTCAGGGAGGCACAAAAGAATTAGCCCAGAGGATTAAAAACAAAGATTCGCAGTACCGGATAGAACGGCGCATAATTGATCCGTCCGCATTTATTGAAGATCAGCATACTAGACAATCTCTTTATGCGAAACTAACTGGCTTGGGATTAAGCTATTTTGCGGCCAGCAAGCGGAGAATGATGTCCGATCGGCGGATTGAAGACGCTTTGGCTTATCAGAAGATTGTACTTAACGAGCAAGAAGAATATGTTAAGGCCCCGGAACTATATATCTTTGATACTTGTCCTCACACAATTTACGAGTTTGAGCATTTACGCTGGGACGAGTGGTCGGGAAAGACTGCTGAAAATAGAGGCCAGAAGGAAAAGGCGATGGATAAGGACGATCATTCAATTGAAAACATTGGTCGCTTATTGATTCAAGAACCATTATTCCGGGAGTTGCCTAAAAATGCCGGCCCAGTTGATAATCCGGACTATGATCCGTTTGAGAAAAGGGAGTAAAATAATTTGACAGAGTTATTTTTATTGTGATATATTAAATTGTAAGTCTTTTATAATTACGCTTGTGAAAATTATAACTTTTAAATCAGATAGCTATAAGTCTTGCCCTATTTATTACCGGAATTTTAAGGATCAATTTGAATACTTAACTATTGTCAAGGGAGAACTTTATACGGCCCATATTTCTGTACGGCCACATTGGCTAACTAAATTGTTTTATAGATTAGATATTTCGACAAAGGTTGATAAACTACCATATAGCAAACAGCAATTAGCTAACATATTAAGAACATTGCGCAAAATGGCGGAAACGACAATCGAGGTTGTTTTCCCCGGGGGCAAGGTCGTATCCAAAAAGTAATCAATAATATATAATGTCAAAACAAGACGTAACCAAAAATCTTCCTTGCAAGACTCTTGAACAATTTATCGAGGCTATTAATTCATTAAAGGATCGGAAGACAGTCAAACATTTAAACTTTGGTGGCAATTCTGTCCAGGACGAGAACCAGCGCCAAAACGGCTTGCGCTTTAATGTCAGTTGGACAGAAGAAGAAAGCATTTAGTACTAACGCATAATTGGAAATCGTCAATAACCGGTTATGCAAGACAAAATAGAATCAATAGAATTAGAGCAAGAACTTGATAAAAGCGTAAAAGCCGAGGCTGAAAGGGTTGAAAAGACAGAGTATAAAGGGCTAATTGATCAAGTAGAGGCAGAATATCAGCTTGCTAGGTGGTTTATGAAGCCTAAGCTTGATGAATGGCGCGTACGCTTAAAACTGTATAATAATCAAAAACGTGATAAGGAAGCCATTGGCGATCCTTTACTTTTTACAATCCATCAGACTGTATTGTCTTCTTTATATGATGACAGGCTCTCGGTGGATTTTTTAGGTCGTGAGAGTGGCGATGAAGAAACGGCCGAAAATCTAAACTCTTTGGCCAATTATGATTATGACGAGATGGAAAAGAGCATTCTTGACTATTCGTGGGATTGGGACTCTTCATTCTTTGGCCGTGGTCTTTTGCTTAACTTTGAATTTGACAGAAAACTAAAGTGTCCAACGCCGGAAATCATTGATATTATGACGTGGCTACGTGATCCACGCGCTTTGTCAGTTAATGGGGATCGCAAGGGCCGGGGGGCAATGAAATTTGGTGGCCGGGAAATTAGACTTTCTAAGTCTGATATGGATAAGGCCGGCATTTATTTTAATTATGCTGGTTTAAAAGCTGATACTTCGTCTGATATTCGCTCATTAGTTGACGCTAATACACAGGCCCGAGCAGAAGCACAGGGGCTAGCTGATATGTCCAAGTTTTCAAAATTGATTGGTGCTAATGCTGATTATCGCTGTTTAGAATGGTTTACTCATTGGGAAGGAAAGAAAGTGGTTGTTACTCTAGCTGATAATCGTAAAAGAGTTGTCCGTTATACAGAGATTGGAGGTGATGTTTGGCCAATTGTCGATCGTTCTATTTATCCAATTTCTCACGATTGGGACGGAGTATCTATCCCGGACTTAGTAGAAGATAAGCAGAGAGCAAGATCTGTTCTTCAAAATCTAGGATTGGCTGGTATTAAGCTAGGACTCCACCCGACTTATCTTTATAATTCAAATCTCATTAAGAATAGAAACAATCTTAACATTGACTTTAATAAGCATATTCCGGTTGATGGCGATCCGAATAACGCCGTACAAGCTGTTCAAAGACAAACGGTAAAACAAGAAGTCAATTGGATTTTAGAAGTATTAGACACCGCTAGTCAGAGAGCAACAGCTACTCCAGAACTTCAGCAAGGGGCAATGTCAGAACAGCAACGGACAGCAACGGAACTTAATCTAGTCGCGGCTAAAGTGGACACGCGTTATTCTTTATCGGCTAAGATATTTGGCTGGTCAGAAAAAAGATTTTGGCAACAATGGTATAAGCTTTATAAGACGCATTTTGCTAAGGATATTGATGAAAAGATTATTAGAATCGTTGGGGCTATGGGATCGAAATGGCGTACGTTGACGCGTGAGAATATCATAACCAAGACTGATCCGGACGTTAAGATTGAAAGCAAGGTTATTTCTGATTCGATTAAATTCAACGAACTTCAAAAGTATCGCTTGTTTATTAAGGACGTTATTACTACTGATCCGCAAAACTCTAATACACGTTTTGCTCTAAGAAAGATTGGTCGCTTATCAGGCTTTACCAAAGAAGAAGTCGAACAAGTATTACCGCCAAGCATTGATGAAATGACAGCTGATACTGAAAACGAGAAACTAGACAAGAATAGAATAGTTAAAGTCCAAGTTTATGATGATGATTTCGTCCATATAGAAATGCACAATAAAGCCGCTGATACTCCGGCTAAGTATGCTCACATCGAGGCCCACAAGAAAGCAATGATGTTAAAGAGAGTCCGGCCAGAATTTGATATGGCCAGAAACCGGGCAGAGAATCCGACAGAAACCGAGCCGGGTAAATCACCGGGGGTTGATTTTGCCTCGCAAGCTAAGGGGACTAACGTACCGACAAATAAGCCAGTACAAGCAATGAATAATGAATAAAAAAGTTAAGAAAATTAAAAAGGTAATGACTGTCCCTTTGCCGAAGGAAGATATTGTGGCAACAGTTGAAGATGAAGTTTCAGCTTTAAAATCATTACAGGCTAGTCGCGGTTGGGCCATTCTTGTCAAGATACTTAACGAGAATATCAAATACCTTGAAACGGCTATTTTAGAAAAGATTGATCCGGGAACAAAAGTTATTTTATCGGACGATGAAATTGAGATTTTGAGAACGAAACGAGGATTAAACATAGAGTTGAGAGATACGCCGGCCAATTATACAAAAGTTATTCGAGATCAGGGAGAGATCCCAGAGAATTATGATCCATATTTTAAGACGGCCGCGGAGATAAAAAAAGCAGAAGCGATAGAGAATATAGACGATCATTAAAACTTAATAAGATAAATTTTACGAGGTTCACTTGAGCTGCCTAACTGTGAGGGGCTTTGGCGATTTCCTACTTACAGGCCGGCAAATATGCGGCAAAAGTAGGCAGTTCAAGCGAGCTTCGTAAAAAGCTCTACCATTTGGCTTAGTCAGTCAAATGAGGTCGTGCGTCAAGCACGATAGCCACTAAATTTGGATTTCGGCATTTCCAAACAAGGTGCGTATTAACTAAAATAATTATGCCAGAGATTGAAAACAATCAAGCCGCCGATGACGGGACTGAAGATCATTCAGCCGACAAAGACGAGAACAGCCAAGCTGGGGCTGAAAAAAACACAGACGCAGCCAAAACCGGTAATGAGGACGCCGGGGACGGTGAAGATCAAGGAGGCGAAGGCGACAAAGATACCTCAAAAGGTAAAGAAGACGCCAAAGCCCCTAACGAATCCTCGAAAGAAGGCGAGGATAAGACAGAGGATAAGGATCAGGAGGAGGAAGATGACGGAAAAGAGCCACCTGTTCGCCAACGCTTATCTAAGCAAGATTTCATTATTGGTCGTCAAAAGCGCAAGCTTGCTAAAAAGAAAGAAGCGCAAGATGATGATAATGAAGACGCCGGAGAAGACGAAGATGATGTTTCCCCGGAAGATCAGGCAATGATTCAAAAGGTTGTTGCCAAACAGTTCGCGCCACTCATCGATAAATCACTTTCGGCTGATGACAATGCAGAAGTTGTAGATTTCTTGAAAGAGAATCCAGACTTCAAGCAGTTTGAAGCTAAGGTTCGGCGCTTTATGAAGCACCCATCGAGAAGGCAATTGCCGATAAAAAGTATTTTTTACGAAGTTGCTGGAAAACAATTACTCAAAATGGGGGCTAAACGTAAAGCAGAAGCCGATGAAAAAGCAAAAAACTCACAAACTGGCGGCGGATCAAACCGGGCCGGAGAAGGTGCGAAAAGTGCTTTTGATTTATCTGATGAAGAATTTGCGGACGAACAAGAGAGGGTTAGACGCGGTCAATAGTCGTAACACGTTAGATCCTCTTATAGTGAGATAGTATTAACTTTAATTAATTACAATGCCGAATACTACACGGACTCAAATCCCGGCAGAAGTGAATAACTTTTACGATAGGACTCTTTTAGAGAGAGCAATTGCATTGTTAGTCCACACTCGCTGGGCGCAAGTTAGGGATCTACCTCGGAATGCTGGGACGAAAGTCATTAAATTCCGAAGATATGGAAACTTAACCGCTGCGACTACGCCGCTAACAGAAGGGATTACTCCTGCTGGTAGCCAACTTTCTGTGACGGATATTACAGCCACCGTGGCTCAATACGGTGATTATATTACCGTTACAGATGTTGTGTCTTACGAAAGTAAAGACGCTGTGTTGATGGAGGCCTCTGAAATTTTAGGAGATCAGAATGGCGATACCATCGATCAACTTTGTCGCGATATTCTTAACGCCGGAACAGGTGTTATCTATTCCGGTTCTGGGCATACGTCCACAGTCCAAGTTGCGGCCGCTGATGTGATCACTTACCAAAACTTGGATAGTGCTTCATTGAATCTTAAAAACAACCACGCCAAACCAATTACGCGTCAGGTTAACTCTACTGTTAAATACGGGACGACTCCAATCCCGGCTTGTTTTATTAGTATTATCAACCCTGAAATTACTGCCAAAGTGGCAACATTTACAGGTTGGACTCCAGTTGAAAAATACTCTAATCAAGCAACGGTATTAGAAGGCGAGGTTGGATCTTATAGTGCTAATGGTACGAAGATTCGTTTCATCGAAACCACTAACGCTAAGATCAAGACAGGTTTAGGGGCAGCCGGAATTGATGTATATTGTACGCTTGTCTTGGGTGCTAATGCTTATGGGATTACGCGCGTTTCAGGAGAAGCGTTGAAGAATATCATCAAGCCTCTTGGTTCAGCCGGTTCAGCCGATCCTTTAGATCAACGAGCAACATCTGGTTGGAAGGCAACCTTTGTTAGCAAGATTCTTAACGAAGACTACATTCAGAGGATCGAGAGTGCGAAAGTCTAAGTATAATCTTGGGAGATCGCACGCCAAAGTCCTTAATCTAAAATTAATAGGAAATAATTCTTATGAGTGAATTAAAAAAAGCGAAAATCGATCCCCTCTTGGGCGGAGATCGTCCGGATAAGCCGGGAACAAAGGAGATTGTTACGCCGAAAATACAGGTTGAAAAACCAGTAGAGCCGGCAAAACCAATCCCTAAAACAACCCAAGCTGATGTTAAAGATACTGTGGCCGCGACAAAAGCTATACTTGACGCTGGCCCACACGTCAATTTCATCATTCCCTTAGCTGACGGAGAAGCGCAAGGTGCGTCTGATACTGTCCAAATTAATGGGTATCGATTGACGATCCAAAAAGGAGTAATGGTTAATATTCCTATGTCAGTAGCTACCCTTCTTGCTGAAAAATATCGAATTCAGATGGAAGTCGGCAAGGATCGAAGAATTAACCGCGCCCCTGATGTTTCAGAGGCATTAAGTTAAAGGTCATAATTCAACCAAATAAGTTCAATGATTAACAATTACATTGAGAACGCTTGCATAAAAGCACCGGGCCTAGCTATTAAGGCTGGGAGTAGTGCGGTTGCTAAGTACGCGAATACCTTTGCCGTTAAGGCCAATAGTAATATCTCTGTTGATACTACTACGGCTGATTGTCCCGGGTTAGAAGATTCAAAAGGGATAGGCAATGTTGTGTCCACTAATATTGCTGATGACTACCAACGTGTTTATACGCTGTTGGCGAGTGTCCTTTCTACAACTGGAGTGATCACTTGTACTTGGGTTCACGGTGCTGATTTTGCTATCGGCCGTGTTGCCAAAATGAGTGATGTCAACTTCGGTAATCCAGAAAATGACGATGAGAAGAAAGCGGTTGTCGGTTTCATAGTTATCACGAATGAAACTGCTGCTGATTTTATTCCCGGAACAACGGTTTTGGACGTTGTTAACACGACAGTCCAATACATCGACAATTACGGATTTGTCGGATTCTAATAGGAACTTGATAATAAGCTTATGATATTCACTAAATTCGCAATACTTGTCCGCTATTACACCAAGACTAATTCAACAACGTTCACGGACGCTGATGTTTTGATCTTGGCTAATATCTTCAAGGACGATATTGCTGGCCTGATTGGCAAGGAGGTTGGTGAAGATTATTTCGGGTTGCGCTTCGAGCGAGATTTGCTCGCCGGCCAGCGCGAGTATGACTTACCTTCTGAATTGATGTCGCGAATGAAATACCTTCAAGCTAAACTTGATGGTATAAATTGGCAACGTTTAGGGGAAACTGATATTACGTCTTATGGCAAAGCGATGGACGAAACTACCATTCAATTGACTTATTCCGATAGGAACGCGGAGTTTGATCTTTGGGATAATGGTATCTATATTCTATCCGGGGACGCTATAATTGACGTTACAAATGGTTTGAAACTCTGGGCGATTATATTTCCTAGTGATTTTCCAAACCTGACAAGTACCGAGGATATGTCAACCAATCCGGACGATTATTCTCACGGCTTCCCACGCCAATTCCACGAACTTCTGGCCCGAAGAATATCTATTGCTTACAAGTCGAGCAAGGATCGCCCGATACCTCTTTCCGAGAAGGAGAATATGTATGAGGGGGATCTAACTACCGCGATTGAAAAGATGAAGGACGCAAATCTTGATAGGTCGATCACTCCAACTGCGCCTTCAAATGACGGAAGTGATTATTAAATCTTTCGTTAAATTAACTTACTTACAAGATGAGCAACAAAAACGAAGAATCAAAAGATGTCGACAAGGGCGCGCCAAAAGGTGAATTTTATACGGCCATAATTACAGACGCAAGAAAAGAATTTTCGTTGCCAGATAATGCCTCTTACTTGGATATTTGGTTTGATATTTTGCTTGATAATAAAGTAGTTGCAAAACGCAGATTAGGTTTCCCACTAGGGACGACAGAAGAAGCAATTACTGAAGAAGTCAAAGCATATTGCCGAATGTTTAAGAATGATCACGCGCTCGCAGCTGAAGCCGCTAAAAGGTCGGAAGCAGAAGCCGAAGCTGAAAGTGTGTTATCTAGCTTAAAGGGGATCGAAGTCTAACCACTTCAAAAAAGGGAAAGCGCCAAAATAATTAATCTACTTACTAAAATGACTAATCCATTCAAAGCCAAACTTGGCTTACGAGAGAACGTGGAGTACGTTCAAAAGGATAGTGAAGGAAACGTTAAACCGCTTTTCCAGCCCAACCGATTTTATTCATCGCTGTTAAAGCACGGTGTCGTTTCTCCTAATCTTACTTCTCCATTGCTTGGAAGATTTACTGATAAGCTAGTTATCAGTAACTTGATTCCAACCGTTGGAGTTTCCGGTATTGCTGCTCGTATAAATGGTTCAGGATCTCCTGACGCTTATACGTATGTTGCTTTAGGCCTCGGAACAACTGGCGCTGCTGACGCTAATACTCAATTAGAGTCTGAAATCACTACTTCTGGTGGGGCCAGAGCAAGTGCGTCTGTAACCTTACAGACAACTGATACGTCCGGAGATACGGCTCAACTTCAAAACACCTTCAACTTTACAGCTGGCGGAACGTTCGCTATTACTGAAAGTGGTGTCTTGAATGCCGCTTCAGCTGGTACTCTACTCGCTCGCCAAGTATTCTCTGCAATTAATGTCGCTTCTGGGGACAGCTTGCAAGTTACTTGGAAATTCGATGTAGATACTGCTTGATCACTTGCGACTCTACTCTGCTCTCTTTTGAGGGCAGAGATAGGGCCGAAAGCAATTAAAATAATAATCGCTATATGTTAAATATCAAAGATAAAAAAATACTTATAGGTATTCCTTGCGGTAGCGGTATGATGTCCGCTTATGTTGTCGATGGTTTATTCAAACTTATCCGGCCCTGTCCGACTAGCTTGCTGATCGTTGAACGTCAGGCCGTTGATGTGGCCCGGAATTATATTCTTGAATTAGCAATAAGATTACAGGTTGATTATGTAATGTTTGCTGATGATGATGGAGTATTGTCCCCGGACACGTTAGTTAAATTAGTGGAAGATGATAAGGATATTGTTGGCGCGCCGATGATGACGAGGAACGCTCGAGACAATGGGAAACACGGCCTTTGTGTTTTTGAGAAGTTTGGATTCTATATTGGCGATGGGAAGACGATCAATAAGTACCGATCGATAAAAGGATTCGATAATTCAAAAGGACATTTATTCAGCGTGGACGCTATCGGAGGGGCTTGTATGCTGATTAAGAGAGAAGCGTTTGAAGCAATTTGGACCAAACACAACGGTCGGCCATTTGAATTTATACACGAAACGCATATTACGAAAGAACACGGAGTTACGCTTCGTAATATCAGCGAAGATATGTGCTTCTCGGAAAGGGCAAAAGAGGCTGGCTTTGAAATCTGGGTCGATACTCGGATCAGGCCGGTACATTTAGGCAAACCAGAATTTGTTCGGTTCGAACAAGAAGGGGAAGATTGGAAGCCGATCAATGTTCCCTTAAAAAGCACTAG